ACGGCGTTCTCTTGCTCTAGCACTGCTTACATCATTGCTGAAGCCACAGCACCACTTATTGCCACAAGTAAGGTGTATCTCTCTCATTAGACGCCCGTGTCTCTTCTTACGACCAAAGATACGGTGCTTCCAAGGCACATCTTTATCTGTTCTAGACATTGGTTACTCCCAGTTCTTTCTCTAGGTCTTCAATTCTGGCAACTACTAGGTCAAAGACACAGGCAGTGTAATCTTGCCCATTCTCGTTTAACTTATTCAAGTCGCTTCTTAGCCAAGCAAGTTCAATCTCTGGTGAGTGTTGAAACTCTGGTCTAAGTTCCATTAGTTGCTTTTTGCTCTTTGCCATAGTTTGGCTCCTTTCCTTATGAGCGTGCCCTAGGGGGGCATTGAACCCCTACGCTCTTGCCCTAGGGCTGTGGTGCTGGACTGTTATACTTGATAACAGGAACGGGCAGGCTTAGTAAATCTGGTGATAGACTCACTTAGCCTGCCCGCTTGTGTCGCAGTAGCCAGATTAGCCGAGTTCGGCTAGTCTCGCTTCAATCTTCTCGATTAACTCAGGGATAGACTGTTCTGACCAGTATCCCTTAGCACCACGACGGCTTCTGCCAAAGCTGAGTTCTAGGAAGAACTCATCAATAGCAAGGTAGAGTCTTGCATCTGCTGCACGCAGGATACAAGGAACTCCCTGGTAGTCACGCTCACCATCGGCGTTAGCCTTGACGTCGATACCACCACGAGTTACTGTGAGTAGGTCATAGACCTCTTCATCAATAACAGTTGGGATGTTCTCAGCATCTGGACCATCGGACTTCTTAGCCCAAGATGGTAACTGCTCACAGGCTCGCTTACCTTCCTTGATACCCTTAAGGTGCAGGGTCTTGAAAGTATCACGTGCCTGCTCGACACTGTACTCGACGCCATTGACTACAACCTTTGACGTTAGGCGCTTTAGCATCTCAGTAAGAAGAAGTCGTTCCGCTTCCGGAATAGCCTCGAACATTGATGCGACTCCATCTACAGTGAACATAGCCGAAGCCTGTCCAAATGTAGTGGTGATTACTGATGCGTCGCCATCAGCTACGGTAACTGTTTCCGCAGTTACAACGGCAGTTGATTCGGCAACTGTTCCTACACGGGGGTTACCCATGATACCACGCTCCTAAGCGAGATAAACGGCACTGTTAGCGGTTGCCAACAGTGTTACTGCACCATTACTACGGCACAGTTAGGCGATTAGGGGAGAGATAATAAATAAATGCCCTAATCACTTAGCCGTGCCGTAGTGCCATAGAGAGATTAGTCAATGAAACTTTATGAGTAATGCCCCTAGTCATAACTACTAGGGGCATTACCTAATAAGAATTAGTTATTCATAAATGGGAATTACCTAGTCAAGAACCCTAGAACCCTAACCACGCCCCTAGTGTTCTGCTAACCACTATTGGCGATAAGTAAATACTAGTCCCCTATTGGCAAGACCCTAAACGCAATGGTTCAAAGAAAGCGCCAGATTGAAAACACGGTTGAGGCCTCTCTAGTTAGACAGTAGCCTAAACGAGTTCGCCATTCAGCCACATTTTGTCTGATTTAGCGAGATTGCAGTGTGCATGGGTGGGTTTTACGTTATCGATGATGTCACAGCCCTTTTTGGATATGGGGATAACGTGGTCTAGATGCAGCCCTTCTGAGCTTTTCCTGGGGAGAGTTAGGTCAATTTCCTCATTGCAGAGGTAGCAAATGGTGCCCCAACGCTCTATAATCATCTCTGTAGTGTAGTGCTCCCAGCCCCACTTGCGGGTATTGCGTTTTTCTAGGGTTTCGTCACGTAGACGGTAGTTAATCTTGGGTAGATTATGTTTTTTAAGAAAACGCCTGCGTCTCGTTATCTTATTTATAATATTGCCGCGATAATCGGGATGATTAGGGTCTCTTTTATTACGCCAATACTGTATTTCAGCCTCATGGCATTCTTTACACTCATCCTTAGGACGCCCCAGCACCCTAACATGAAGACGATATCCGGCCCTAGTTCCACATGGCGGTGTTGGTCTAGGCATAAAATGCCCCTGTAATCTGCTCAATTAACCTCATATTGCTAATCTATAGCTGAGTTAAGAGCTTGTCAAGTGTTTTTAGATTCTTTTTTTGTTTTTGAAATCAACGTTGATTACGTTGTCTTTGAACTGTTCTTGACTAACTGGTGGTTTGGGTCTTTCTACCCTTTCAATGCCCCCGTCAACCTCTAGATTGACTTTCCAGTCTCCTCGTCGGTGACCCATCATAGCTTGTTGAGATAGAGGCTCATAATGGTTCATTATACAGTTTACATCGTGAAATCCGGTATGGCTCCAACGCTTGATACCACCAGCAGATTCGTCTTCTTTTAGAGTCATTGTGCTACCACAGTTACCTGGGCAAGGAAGCTCTGTATTTCTAGGCATAACTACAGGGGCGTTCTAAGGTTAGTCGAACTGACGGCCTAGATTACGGTTCTTACGTTCTTCTCTAGCTGCAATCTGCTCAGCTTGACGCTTATTATATCTAATTTCATTGTTTGTGTTGGAAACACTTCTAACAATGTGGTTAACAGCTGCAACACCACCAGCAATACCGCCTACTATAAGACTACTTGCAGGGTCTCCGCCTTCAAATGCAAATGGAAACGAGACTAGTGTCGAAACACCAGCAGTTTTTAGTACAGACTTACCAAATGTATTTTTAGGCAAATTCATAATCAATCCTTACTTTATATCTATATTTTGACACACTATACCACAGATTTAGGTATAAACTAATAAAGACTTAAGATTAAGGAAAACTATGTCACAAAGAGAAAACCACGAAGCCCGTACTGACCTTTATGAAAAAGCTAAGCCTCTATCAAAGGGTCAGCAGGAACTTGGCGATTTATTGAATGAAAACTATAGGTTGCAGGAGTTTAATTCTTATGGTCGTTCAACTGATGCTCCAGGCAAGGAAAGAGACCTATCAGCTCCTCGCTGGTATGAGACACACCCTGCAGGCCCTGAAGACGCTCGTTTAAATGATTTCCACAGAAACTTGGTAGATATGGGTGGAGACATTGGTTCTCACCGTCCTGGTGAACTTACTAAGCTAGCTCTTGAAATGAACAAAGACCCTAACCACCCATTCCACGAAGGCCTACCACAGGGTATTGTTGGCCGTGCAAACACCCTCCACAAGATGTATAAGAATTTTGTTGGTAGGTCAGGCGCAAAACTCTAAGAATAATAAAAAGTGTTCAAAAGAAAAAACCACGAGTCTCGTACAGACCTCTACAATAGAGTTAGAGCTCAATTAGTAGAGCAAGCAAAAACGCAGCATCTTGGTGGACCTGCTCATCAAAAGATTAAAGAAATAGACGCTATTCATAACGCACCTACACTCTACAGTGAAGTGGGTAAGGTAGTTAAAAAGGTACTTAGAAAAAAACCTAAGGCACAGCCTGCAAAATCTACTACTACTACTGCCGTTAGAACACCAGTAAAACCAGCAGTAAAAGACCCAGGCAAACCTGTTGATGAAAAAAGAACACCTACTGAGCCAATCGATGTTGTTGGTTCAGGACCTATAGAACTAATACCCCCCCATTCTCAACTGAAATAAAGGATAAATCATGATGGGACGCAATAGAGCAAAAGCAACCAACCTTTACGCAATTTCTAAAGCTGCTATGTCAGCTCAGCTAAAGAGTGAATCTGCAGACTATGCTGCTGCACAAAAGCCAGAACGTAATCAAGGACCAATGCACAGTGGTGTTAACCAACTTGTGAGAGGTTCCCAAAACATCATTAGAAGCGGTACTCTTAAAGACCCTTTTAGAATTGGCTAAAAAAGTACCTTCGCCGGTTGACCAAGGATAATAATGGCTAGAGATGCAGAGTACTGGGCTCGTAAAGAGCACTATGAACGTACAGGTGAGTGGCCAGAGACTCCTGCTCAGGCTAGAAGACGTGAAGCTAAAGAACGTGAACAGGCTCATCCTGCCGTGTCCCAGCAGCTGTCAGACGCTCCTAAAGTTGAAGAGACACCAGTTGACCATGTGTCTAAAGTAGTTGAAGCATGGCACAAAGCTAATCCAGGGTTTAGATAATTAAACTTGACATATAGTCATTAAATATATAATATAAATATAGATACGCCAATTGGGTATCATAAATAACTATCTACGTCTAAGGAGTAGAAATGCATATAGAACCAAATCCATACGACCCATGGGATAAGCGCAAGAAGCCATTGCCAAATAATCCATGGGATAAGAAGAAGGACTGGGAGCACGGCTCCTATCCAATTGAAAAGGCTAAAGTAATTACAATTGCTGACCTTTTCCCACGTCTAGACCGCCTATCAATTGGTTGGTCACCTATCCTTGACCAACTCAAGGAACTCACCCAACACAAACCAAGTTACCCTCCATACGACATCGTGTCTTTGCAAGATGGTAAGTATGACGTAAACCTACTCAATGTGGCCGTAGCAGGCTTCACAAAGGACGAATTGACTGTAACCCTACAGGAATCCATTCTGACTATTGAAGGCTGTAAGAGCGACAAGCAGCGTGGTGAGGTACTATACCAGGGAATCGCTACTCGTGACTTTAAGCTAAAGCTTGCAGTTGCTGAATTCTGGGAGATTACCAATACTCGTCTAGAGAACGGTATGCTAACAATTCAATTCAACAGGGAACTTCCTGAAGAAAAGAAGCCAAAGGTAATTGACATTAACGAAGTTTAATGTATAATAATAGCCTGGGGGAGTATTAGCTCCCCCAGGTTTAATACTTTTATTTAAATAGGAAAACAACATGAAAGAATTAACAAGCTGGGAAACAGATGTACCAGAGACTGGTCTAGTACTAGTTGACTTTTGGGCACCATGGTGTGGCCCTTGTAAGATGATGCTACCAATTCTAGAAGAGCTAGATGCTGAACTAGAAACTGTTACTGTAGTTAAAGTAAATGCTGATAATAATGAAGATTTAGTAAAGCTGTTTAATATTAGTAGTATTCCTACAATCATTATATTTAAAGATGGTGAGCTAGTATCAACACTGATTGGTGCTAAGAATAAAGCATTTTTAATTCAAGAGATTGCTAAGTACCTATAATGGCTACCTATCAGTATAAGTGTGAGACTTGCGAACAGACTGTTAGTCAAGTAGTGTCTATTAATGAAGAAAGTAAGACCCCTAAATGTTTGGAGTGCAATAAAGATATGCTGCGTATATTCTCTGCACCTTCTTTAACATTTAGAGGTTCCGGATGGGGTTCAGACAGATGATTCCTGAAACAATACTAGTAGGTACCCAGGTTTGGACTATTGTAGAGCACACATCTAAAGAAGACGGTATGTTGTATGAAGACAACTACGGCTATACTCTTGAACGTCGTAATATGATTGTTCTTGACAAAGATGCGTCTGATACTCGTAAAAAACAAGTATTGATGCATGAGATTCTTCACGCTATCCGTTTTACTTTCTTTACCGGAAGTAAGATGGCTCCTAAGCTTTCCTTTGAGGATACAGAGCACTATTTCATTGGAATGTACGAAGAAACCCTTCTAATGGTGCTAAAAGATAATCCAGATTTGTTAACTTACTTAATTGAATAATTGCTAGACATACCCCAGTTTATGTGCTAGGGTATTTTTATAACTGAATATAGAATGTCACTTCGACAATAAACGACCAAGTACTAACGCAAGGAAAGGTAGGTCGCTAAATGAAAAAGTACGTAATGATAGCCAGCGTAATTTTAACTCTCGCTGGCTGTTCTGCATCTACAGCCACAGCACATACGCCAGAAGTTGTTAGTGTAGTTACAAAAGAAATAAAGCAAGTATCTGTGCAGCAAAAGTTAATCAAAGCTGCAAAGTTGCAAGCTAATACAAAACAAATGAATAAAGTAATTAAGTATCTAAAAACACGTGTAGGAAGAACTTCTTATGTGTTTTCAGGTGCCAGTCCTCGTGGATGGGACTGTTCAGGTCTAGTGCGCTGGACCTATGAACGATTCGGTCTAGAACTACCCCACTCAGCAAATAAGCAGGGTCACATTGGTACTAGGGTTTCAAAACCTAAACTAGGTGACATTGTAGTGTTTGCTTACAATGGTTCGACTAATTTCTATCATGCTGCTATTTATATTGGCAATGGCAAAATAATTAACGCACATTATGGAGCAAGGTCTACTATTATTCAACCTTTAACTGATTATAAAAATGGTCAAATAAGGTTTATAAGAGTTGTCCCCACTGCTTAGGCAGTAGCCCCGTCAGTTTAGGCTGGCGGGGCTTTCTGTTTCTGTCATAATGTTTGTG